GTCCTCCTTGTTTTACATAACTATCTATATTATACTGTATCACTGTGATACACTTCTGTATCAACCGCAGCAGAAAATAGTTAGGAATTACAGATAATCCTTTCTTTTATGGTGTTCTGGAATGATTTTTTGAAGAGTGATTTCTAAAAACCCATCCTCAAATACAACTGATCCAACTTCCGTTTCATCTGTGAGGGTCCAAGTTCTGGTGAAAGATCGTGCAGCCACTCCTCTGTGGATATAGTCTCTTTCTGTTTCTGGCTCATCTTTGTTACCCTCGACAAAGAGTTTGCCCTCTTGGGTGTAGACATTGATTTCGTCCTTTTTAAATCCTGCAAGTGCTAGTTCGAGTCTAAATTCTTGTCCACTGACTTGAACTAAGTTGTATGGTGGATAATTGCTTTGCGTCTCTGGCGTCCTCGTAAGACGGTCAAAGTAATCATTCATACCAATACTGTTCCTATTTATAAGGTCAAGGAACTGATTTAAATTGGCAGCATTATACTTCATGAGGTTAGTCATTTACTTCTCCTTTTAAAGCGAGATTTGATTGTGTGGACCCCGAAGGCATCCGATATATTTATAGCATGATACAAAAAAAGAGGCAAGGTGAAAACCGAACCTCTTTATAGGGTGTTCCGATTGTAGAGTGTGCCGCACGAAAAGCACGGAACTATTTATGCCTCTTCTTGGGTCTTTCCTTTCTTACCGATATTATACTTCTGCTCCAATACCCAGTCAGACTTATCCTTGTACGCCAGAACTTTGATTTGGTTCAGTGGCGCAATATCAAGGATGCTTTCATCATTGACTACTGTGATGAGTCCCCAGTCAGACAAGAGATGAGCAATACGGTTGCGACGTTGAACATCATTTACTGTCAGGTTAGCGTGCTTGCCGTCAAGAGCAAACAGTTCCTTAAAGTGAACAATATAATAACGTCCCTGCTTATGCAGGATGTGGCAAGACTGATAGAGTTTTTTCTCTTTTCTTGATGCAACTCCGATACGAGTCAAAGTCTCTCGCACTTTCAGAAAGTCATCTGGTTCATTCAGGGTAACTTCCACCATCATATTAGGTGACCAGTTAACCTGAGGTTCAATTGTTTGTGTAGTCATTTCGTTCCGCCAGTGTCAAGTCGTTGTTTAATAAAATCTAGTTGTTCTTGGGTAAGAATCTTCAAAGCCTGAGATGCCTTTTCATTACTATAACCATAGTATTGCTTAACGCATTCTAAATCTTTGACCTTATCTTTTCGGAGCCAGGGAGAAAACCTCTTCTTTTTCCTCAAACTATTTAGATAAAACAAATATTGCATATCCTTAGAGATATGATGATGCTTGTTCATCTCGTTTGCAAAAAGGATGCAATCAATGTGCCCAGACAAACAACGATTAACGATAAATGGAGGGTAAGAGCTAATGTCTTCACTTAGATCTTCTTTTGTAAAATTAATTGAGTTCAGCCAGTCTTTCAGTTCCATAATTAAAAAGCACAAGTTCTTTACGTTCTTTCTGCTCACGCATATATTCACCAACCGATCTCATCGTGTAAGTAAGATCAAACTCTCCTACTTCCCATCCTTTAAACCTCTCACGAATAAGTTGAGACGAATTATAAGATATGAGTTGAGGAGCGATAAAGCGATCACAAATAGTAGCAAAACCATCGTGGTCGAATCCTTTGTGCATTGAACCCCGCTTGCCGTATAGGTTACTTCCAATTTCATAGGGGGGATCAAGGTAGGTAAAGCACTCTTTGTCATCAGTGAGAAGTTCCTGGTAGCGGTGGTTAGTAATCTTCCAGTCTTTGATGATGCTTCCATACCCAGGAATCTTTTCAATACCTCTCATAGAGAAGTTTGAGTTAGATGCTTGCTTACTGAAAGATGATGACTCAGTAAGACCAGAAAAACTACACTTATTTACAACATAGAATGCTGCTGCTCTCTGTAGATGTGGGTTCTCTTTATCACCCACCTCAGTTTTCATCTGAAGGAATAGTTCCTTCGCAAGTTCTGGTGTTGAGTGCTTAGACTTATATTCCTTGAGAAGTTCACAAAGTTCTTGTGGTTCATCACGAAGGACACACCAGAAGTTATACAGTGGTTCATATAGATCGTTTACCCAAATATCAAGATGTGGATACTTCTTGGTGATATGAATAGCGACACTGCCGCCACCAATAAAGGGTTCACGATACTCCTTATAATCACGCAGGTCTGGAATATATTGTTCCAGTTTGACGCAAGCACGGGACTTACCGCCAGGATACCTCAAAGGAGTTTTCAAAGACTTCATAACATATCTCCATAAGGAGTACCATCCTTATGAAGGAGTACTCCATCAACTTTATTAAACAGTTCTTGCATACTTTGATGCAGAACTCTATATCCAGTGCCAACATAAAGTTGACCTAAGACTACTGCTACAGTAGCAGTTCCCCAGAACACATAATAGAATCTGGACTTTACTTGTGCTTTTAGTTTTGTTTTCATGATCAGAGAATCAGTTTCTTTTCATCAGGAGTAATGAGGTTACTTCCATAGATTCCAGTATATTTTTTCTTGACACCAGATTCAAGTTCAGCAATATACACAATGTGATTCCTAGAAACCGTAATCTCAGGACTGTCTTTATCAACTACAGGAGACCAAGGAGCAAACCCAACACTTTGTCCAGTAGGAAGAACAACCAGACCATTCTGCACAGTCACAGTTGTGTCGTCTTCGGAAAGAAGTTCTGCAATGACTTCTTCACCAGTGATAATACGAAATAGTTTTACGTTCATAGTTCTAAATTAATTACTTAAACTCACATTCTACCATAATTTCAGTCAACGCCGCCAAGAAGTTAATTTCTTGGTCTGCAACGAAGGCAATTTGGTACTGATACTTAGCAACAATAAGCACAGCAGCAGGAATAGAATTGTTTTCAAGGGATGTAAGAAGAGCATCGTAAATACGACGAAGCAATACCCCAGAATCATTGTCCAGATTATTAACGACCCACTTACGGACTTCAGTGAAGTTCTTTTGTTTGAGGTTTTTGATGAGGTCATTTACAGAAACATCAGAGAAAGTAGCAAGGATAGCGGAGTCAATCTTTCCGCTAGTTGAGTATCGTTGACACTCATTCAGAACACGACGCCAGTCTGGGAAGTGCTTATTGATAAGTTCTACCAGGACCTTGTTATCATATTCAATACCTTCTGTATCCAGGATTTGTTTGAGACGACCAAAGAATCCTGCGGCAATTTGTGCTTTTTCTTTTCCTTTGATTCCAAACTCGACAACGGCACATCGCGAGTGGAGGGGTTCAATGATCTTATTTTTGTAGTTACAGGTGAAAATGAAACGGCAGTTGTTATAAAACGTCTCAATATTTGCCCGTAGGAGGAGCTGTACATCGTTCCCTGTGTTGTCAGCTTCGTCAATGATGATGACTTTGTGTCTAGCATCTGACGAAAGCGAAACGGTCGAAGCAAAGTTTTTGGCCTGATTCCGTACAGTGTCAAGAAATCGACCTTCGTCGGATCCGTTGATGACATAATAGTCTACTCCAAGTTCGTGACATAGTGCTTTTGCAACGGTGGTTTTACCCACACCAGGAGGACCAGCAAGAAGCAGGTTAGGCACCTCCCCTTTATCTAGGAAGTCTTTGAAAGTCTTCTTAGTAGCATCAGGAAGAATGCACTCATCAATAGTTTTGGGGCGATACTTTTCGACCCAAAGAAAATCATTATTCATTATAAATTAAGACAAAAGTTTACTGATGCTGATGGTCAAAAGAAACGACAGCATTACAACTACATCCCACGCCTTAGTTTTTACAAAGAATGGAATTGAAATAAGGTCGGCAATGAAATTAATTATCACGCCAACCAAAACATTAATATGTAGGATAGTGAAATAGGCAACAATGACACCAACACTGCCAACTATCCTCATCCATGTAATTGTTTTCATTTTGCAACTTGTGGACCACCAACAATTCTAGCAGAAGGAACGTGTGCTTGTGCAACTTTGATTGCATGACACTGATTGTTTGCTTCAACAACCATCTCCAGGTAACGACGGTCACCTGGGAGTTGATACCTCACATTATACTTCATTCAAACGTAGAGTCGGGTTCTAGAGCAATATAATAGCACAGATCGTAGTCATTGCTGCTGAAACGAGACAGCAGTTTCTTGGAAACCACAACTTCATAGGAACCAGGAATGATCTTGATATTCTCAACTTTGAAGTTGAAAGAGAACACATTATCAGTTTCACCCACAATAACAGAGAAGTCATTGGAGGTTTCGTTCTTCTTATCACGAACCACCAGTTTGACCACACCATTCTCACCAACAGCAGAAAGGTCAGGTAGTTGATATACTGCAGCTGCTTTCAACAGTTTGCCAAGTTGTTGAGTATCCAGACTGAAGCAAACATCCTCAGTGGGAAGACTGATTGCTTTGTCGGGAGGAGTGACAATAACATTAGGGTCAGCAAAGAAGTACTTAGAACGAGAACGACCTTCTTTGATAACAACATAACCATCGTTCTGGAAGTCAAGTTCTGCGTTTTGATGCAGGTCAAGACCATTCAGGAACTGGTTAAGGTCATAGATACCAAAGTCTTTGGGAATATCCTCACCAATAGTTGCTTCTGCAAGGATGTTCTTCATAACAGAGATAGTACGAAGATACTTTCCTTCTTTGAACAAAATAGACTGGTTGATAGAAGAGAAGTTCTTAAGGAGAGTAAGAGTCTTGTCAGAAATTTTCATAGTTTTAGGGTTAAGTTTCACTGAGGATAGGTTTCACGTTGTGCATTCTTGTCATTGAAATGCATCAAGAGAACAGCATAATGCATAATCTTCATAAGGTCACGTCTTGCAGTGCCTTTCTTATCATATCGGGAAGCATACTTGAGAATATTACTGCGGCAGAATGCTTCTCCATCACCACAAGCTTCAATCAGATCCAAAGTTTGAATCTTATTATCACCTGCGGAGTAATGAGCATTGTAAGTTCCACGAATATACTCAAGAAGTTCTTTCAGAAGTTCTTCTTCATTATACTTCCAAGGTGTTGA